GACGATAACGGCACGACCCGATACATCCCGGCTTGGTAAGGGGAGAACCATGCTCACCATCACATTCACGCAAGAAGACCTAAACTCGCTTTCTGCCCTGCTCGACGTAGCAGTGAAGGCGTCCGGCATCCAAGGCGCACGCGCGGCGCTGCCGATCATCGACAAACTGGAAAAGGCCGTGGCGCAGGCCAACGCGCCGAAGCAGGAGACATCTGATGGCGAATAGCTACGCATGGGCCGTCAACTCGATGACGGCCTATCCCGAATACGAGGGCCAGACCGACATCGTATTTCAGGTCGCATGGGTTTGCTCCGCGACGGATGGCGTCTACAACACCGCGACCTACGGTTCGGTTGAACTGACGCTGGACCCCACCGCGACGTTTACGCCCTACGCAGACCTGACAATCGATCAAGTGCTGGGCTGGGTCTTTGACGCCATCGGCGAAGAAGGCAAGGCTGCGGCTGAAGCGTCCTGCGACGAGCAGCTTGCCGCGATGGCCGCTCCGGCGACCGTAACGCCGCCGCTGCCGTGGAATGTGCCCGCCCCGGAAAAAGAGTAATGTTCTGGCTGATCGTGCCGCTAATTGCACTGCTGGCGGCGCTTGGTGACGATAAAACGGATAGGTAACCATGGACCCGCAATCCCTCATTAACCTTGCTGCTGGCCTTGCAATCGCTGTTGGCGGATGGTTTGCGCGTCAGGTGTGGGATAGCGTGCAGCGCCTCAAAGAAGACCTGCATGAGATCGAGGTGGACTTGCCTAAGAGCTACGTCACCAAGGACGACTTCAACCAGACCATGAAGCATATCGAGAATATGGTGCAGCGCATCTACGACAAGCTGGACGGAAAGGCCGACAAGTGATGGACGCTCGCAGCGAACGTAACCTGATCGGCGTGCATCCCGATCTCGTCAAGGTGATCCGCCGCGCCGCCAAGGCGGGCGGATTTATCGTCACAGAGGGCCTGCGCACCAAGGCACGGCAGGCGCAGCTTGTAAAAGCTGGTGCATCCAAGACGATGAACAGCCGCCACATCACGGGTCACGCCATTGACGTTGCGGCAGTGGTCAACGGCGAGGTCCGCTGGGACTGGCCGCTCTACGCCGCCATCGCCAAGACCGTGAAGGCTGCGGCGAAGGACTTGGGTGTGCCTATCATCTGGGGCGGCGACTGGAAATCATTCCGAGACGGGCCGCACTTCGAATTGGATCGGAGGAATTACCCGTGAACTCAGTCATTGAGATTGCGGCGTGCTTTGTCGCCGTTATTTTAATTTTAGGCTCTATTATTTTGATTTTTATTAAATTATTCGGCGGTCATTGATTGCCAGAAAGCGGAGCAAATCCGATGAACTGGCGATTGAAAACACGGGAACAAGTCGAGGCTGAACTATCCCATTACAACGCGGCTATTGATGAAGCTGGCGGAGACTACGGAAAAGCAGCAACAATCCTCGGTATTGCTAACCGCAGTGCGCTTGCAAGCCGCTTGTCACGGCTTCGCGCTCAAGCCGAACGCGGCGAATATGGCACATCGCCAATCATGCCGACATTCGCAATTAAATCTGTGTCAACACAGATTGGCCCGAACGGCGAGACGCAAAAAGAATGGATCAAGCAAACGCCGCAAGCTGGCGAAACTTTTGCAATTCCCGAGGGGCATACCGTCAAGGGCATCTCTGCGCTCGTTGACGGGGCAGGGCGAACGATCCAGCAATGGGTCAAGACGAAAAGCGAAAGCTCCGATTTCGTCATTGACGCATTAAAAACAGTTTTCGAGCTATATAATGGTAAAGCCGAATTAGTTTCGCCTCCCCAGCACGTTAACGATGATCTGCTGACGGTTTATCCTATAGGAGACTTTCACGCAGGGCTTTATTCTTGGGCTGCTGAGACTGGCGAGGATTGGGATTTAAGCATTGCCGAAAGCGTGTTGCGCTGCACAATGGCGGATCTAGTTTCCAGTGCTCCAGCTTCTGATACTGGGATTATCTTGTCTCTTGGCGATTTCTTTCATATGGACGATTCCAGCAATCGCACGCCTGCCAGCGGCCACGCGCTCGATGTGGATACGCGCCGCGCCAAGGTGCTGCAAGTCGGCGTGCAACTGCTTATTGATTGCATTGAACTGGCCTTGACTAAGCACCGGAAGGTAATCGTGCGCTGTTTGGCAGGAAACCATGATCCAGCAACAACCCCCGCGCTCAATATTGCTTTATGGGCCTTCTTTAACAAGAATGATCGCGTCGAGGTTGATTGCTCGCCAAGCAAATTCTTCTATCATCAATTCGGCAAAGTCATGATCGCTGCGACCCACGGCGATATGTGCAAGATGGCTGATCTCCCCGGCGTAATGGCATCTGCGCAGCCTGAGAAATGGGGAATGAGCAGGTTCCGCTATGGATATACGGGACATGTCCATCACAAGTCTCAAGTCTGCAAAGAGATAAACGGCGTTATCTGCGAAAGTTTCCAAGTCCTTCCGCCTTCTGATGCGTGGCATTCCGGCATGGGTTATGGCGCAGGTCGATCTATGCAGGCCATTACGCACCATCGCGAGACAGGCGAAAAGTTCCGCCATATTGTTTCGATTGTCCCCAACCGCTGACGGAGCGCGCATGTTGAATCCGCTTGCTGACGAACTGCACGAAGTCTTCATGATCCGCTTTGGGCATCTAAACGCGCCAAAGGCTATGGCAGATGAATTGATACAGGCTCAACTTCGCATTTCTGCTTTAGAACGCAAACTTGAACGCGAAGAGCGTCACGTAAGCGCAGGCTATCTACGCCGACCACCGTCGCATCGTTCGCGGCAGACCAAGCAGCCATTGGATGACGCAATTTCAGATGACTGGATCGCCACAGGAAAGGAAGCGCCATGAGCGACGAACCAGAGAACGAGACAGAGATCATATATTATGACGGCGAACATGCTTTGGCTACATACGGAAGCCACGCTGCTGAAATTGCGCAAGCGTTCGGGAATCTGGCAACGCAGGCGATAACAATCCCACTGGATCATCCATTTCATCCGGTTGCGTTGGATATGTTAAACAGACTTGTCTCGCAATTAGATGCCAAGCCAAAAGGTTCAATGCGCTCAATCAAGACTGACTAAGATCATTAGTTTTAACTTGACAGGAAGGCTTAGATATGCGGCTAATTATTCTAATGCTGCCGTTAGCTCTCGCTGGTTGCGGCGCAATACGCGATCTGCCAAGGTATTGGTGAAAAGGAGAACACTATGGACAAGGATATGTTTGAACGCCTGTTCCGCACAGCCCTTCAGGTTGTCGGTGCAATCGTCGCCACTCGCTACGTTGGCGAAGAGAACTGGGCCGCTCTGTCTGGCGCAATCCTGACGCTCGGAACGACAGGCTGGACCATCTACGCATCGCGCAAGGCCGTGAAATGATGGAGGCGCTCGCCATAGGCGGGGCCATTCTCGCCATCGTCGGCGTGTTCTTCGGCGTCATCTGGCTGGCCGAGCGCAAGGGCAAGGCCGAACTAAAAGCGGAGTTAGATCATGAGGCGATCATACGCTTGCGTGCGTCTCTTGAAGCTGACGCTCGTGGGCGTGAGCGGATTGCTCGCGGCGAGTTGCTCCACGACGACGGGTTCAAGCGAGATTAGCTGTATCGTCTGGACGCCGATATCGTGGTCTTCGAAAGATACGCCGCTCACCATCGAAGGCGTCAAGTTGAATAATGCTCGGCGGAACGCATGGTGCCAGAAATAAAATGTTGCGCTTTTGCCTCCCCAAAGCGCGACAGACCGCCGCCTCGTCCTGCTCCTTCGGGGCGGCGGTCACTCTAAAGATTCCTGATATTTCTTCACGGCGTGAATGATCGTCGAATGATCTTTATTCAATAGCCGCCCGATCTGCGGATAGCTCATCGTGCCGCGCTGATAGAAAATCCAAGCCGCTTTCCGCCGCGCCATCACGATATGGTTCACGCGGCTGTTTCCAAGAATGTCTTTGACACTGATGCCAAACTCTTCGGCGCAATCTGCAATGATGCGCTTTCTAAAGTCTCTCTCGACGCGAGCTTTAGGTTCAGGCTCAGGATCAGGCTGGGGATCAGGCTGAATTTCTTGAATAGTTTTTAATTTAACAACACCGCCACTGATCCGTGCGCGAACGGCTTTGTAATGCTCAACTTGTTCTTGATGATTCATTTTTGCTCTCTTGAGGAAAGACCCCGGCTGCGAGGCCGGGGCAAGTCAAGGGACGTACAGATTGGACTGAAGGAATCACCCATCAGCCAATCCGCGCCGGAATATCCCGACGCCTCCGGCTCGCGCCGAAGCTCTACCGTGCAGCGTTCCGCACGTATTTCTGTTTGTACCGTTCGGCGCGGGGCTTTAGCCGCACCTTCCAGCCGTGAAATCCACTGACATGACATGACGCCATCTGGCTGGCGTTGCGCACGCCAGAAGCGATGCAGAGCCTCATGTGCGTGACGCCCGCTGCGATCCCGTAGCCGCACTCATGCAGCCGTGCGGGATTGTAGCCCATACCGCGCGCTGTTGCGGGCATGACTTGAAACACTCCCTTGGCCCGCCCGTGCCGCGTCTTGGGACCTGTCGCATTGCAGCGGTAGCCGCTTTCGAGCTTCGCAATCCGCAAGGCTGTCGGCGTCCACTGCGCCCCAATCTGCCGCGCCGTCTCCGTGGCAATCATCTGCTGGACAGATGCAGCAGCGGGTGAGGCGGCGAGAATGGCGGCAAGGGCGAGGGTGCGGGTCATGTTTGGCCTTTGTGCTTGGCGAGGATGGCGCGGATGTAGGCCAGCGCCTCCCTGTATTCCGCTTCCCTCTCCGCATAGGCGCGGAGGGCGTTGGCGGCTTGCGCCATTAGCTTTTTGCCACATATATCGTCCGGGTATCTTGGGCCGGACAATTCTTCCAACCGCTCAATCAGATCATCCATTATTTGCTCCCAATTTCATCAAAGCGATATCTGCGAGGATCGGGGTATCTTTGGCTTACCGCCTCACACCACGCGGTCTTGCTTGGCACGTCTTCCGTGCTCATGATTTCAGCGCATTGAAAACAAACAGCAACGTCTTTCGGTGCGTACCACGTTCGCGTGCGACAGTAGCAAAAGCAGCAATGCTCAGGCGGTTCGCTTATGGGCGTGTTGTCAGGCGTCAGTTTAATTGCCATTGTCCTTGCTCCCTAGTGAGCGGATGGCGTCGGCGGCAGCTTCGCATGTGTCCTCGATATTGACCCAGCGAGCCTGATTTTTAGGTAACTCACGCTCGCCTCCCAGCTTGCCATACTTCGCCTCGATCTCTTCAAGCGTCAGGATGTTGACCGTCGCAAGGGAGATCAGAGGTGGGTAGAGGTTGTATTGATGCACTATCGGCTTGCGTTTGCGCTCAACAACATTGAATGACGGCGCAGGCGCTTTGTACTCCTCTCGCCGTCTTGCGCGCAGTCTTGCTTTGTATTCGCGCTTGCATTTGCGGCGCTCTTCGATGTCAACGTGAGGCATCTGCTTCATCCCGGCTTAGTTTGACGATCATCTCTTGCACCGTGGCGCGATCTTTGTCTGCGCCAGATAGCATCAATGCAAAAGCGCGGTAGTTGATGCCGTCGATGTGGCTGTCGTAATGATCCGGGCATGTTGCGCGACGAGCGTCTTTGACGCTCTCCATGACGATTGCGACATCATATGCGCTTATCGCTTTATCGAGCTTCAGAGTAGCCAGCCTTGCGGCTCGGTCGAAATTCGCTTCGATGCCGCCGTAGTTTACGCCGCGATCATCAATGAGTGCGGCGGCGGCGGTTAGGATGTCTTTCAGGTTCATCACTTCGCTCCGATCAATTGATTGTAAACTTCAACCTCGCTGTTGCCCCAGAACATATCGCCGTTCAGCTTGATGCCTGCCCAGCGTCCGCTGGTTTCGCCATAAATGCCGACGACATGATCGTCGCAGATAATCGTCTTCGTTCCGTCCTCATTCTCTATCAATGACCACATTTTATGCTCCTCCAACCGTTGCAACTATTTCACAAGATAGGACCTGTGTAAAATAATTATTTCATCTTGGGCGGCGATGTTGCCATGTGCCACGATCACTTTGTACCCGCAGCCGATCAGGTAATCGCGCCAGCCTTTCTGCTTTTCGCTCAGTACTCCTCCCTTGGCGCGCTTCATTTCGATCCAGACGCGCCATTCGGGGATGAAAAGATCAGGCACACCAGCCGATACGCCTTCAGCCTTTAGCTTCGCCCCGGCAGCTAATCCTCGCCACCCACCGTTAGGGATGGCGAAGATGCGAACGCCGGGGTGTGTCTTGCGGAACCAAGACACGAATTCGCGTTGCTCCAGATGCTCACTCAAAATGGTATCTCCTGAACCCATCTATCGCACTGATCCGCTTGCGCCGTAAAATCAATCGGGGGCTCAATCCCGAACTCGACACATTTTCCATCGAGCCTATAAAAGTCGCATGTATGGCAGCATTTCGGCGGACCTGCCGCAAGCCACTCACGCCACTGCCTGAGAAACTCCGGCTCTGGCGGTCGTCTTTTCGTTTGCATTCCAGTTCCTCCTAATTACGCGATAGAATTTACCGTCTTGTCTGTATTCGATATTCATCGGCGGGGTGCAGGCGTTCATGTTCTCTGCCATCTCATCGATGGAGCGAACGTTTAAGCCGCCGTGTTTGATCCCGCCACGTTCTGCAATCTGATAGAGCGTGCGTGCTGCCTTCTGGCCTGCGTAACCTTCGTATCCGACAGTCAGGTACTCCGTCACTGTAGGATCGGAAAGGTCGCCGTAATAAGTCACCGCAAGCATATCCTTGCCACTGGTGCGGCTGGTGTGTTTGCGCCAACGCCATGAGGTAACGGCCATCTCTAGCCCTTCCAGACCCATGATATCGACATCGGATAGCCTCCACTGCTTCGGCTCTGGCAACGGAAACGGGTTGCTGCAATGCGGGCATATCTTTGCTGTCGGGTGGCAGAGTTCGCCGCAATTGTCGCAGACCTTAACAGGGGCTTCGCCGTCTCCGTCGCCTTTCTTTTTAGGCGGGCGCACTGCGGTGATCGGGCCATGTGTTTCGACGACACCTGCAAAGTCGAGGACGATACAGTGATCGGTATGAGACTTAGGGCGCATCCCACGCCCCGCCATTTGCACATACAAGCTAGCGCTCATTGTCGGGCGCACCATCGCGATCAGGTCGATGTCAGGATAATCGAACCCCGTCGTCAGAACATTGGCGTTCGTCATCGCCCTGATCTTACCAGCCTTGAAAGCCTCCAGCATTTCTTCGCGCTGGCGCTTGGGCGTCTCGCCAGTCACGCAAGCCGCTTCGATCCCGTTCGCCTGCAACGTCTCTGCCATGTGCTTTGCGTGATCGACGCCAGTGCAGAAAAACAACCATGCTTTGCGATCCTCGGCGCGCGTGATGACCTCGCGCACCACAGCCTCGTTCGTCAGCTTGTTATCAACCGCCGCTTGCAATTCGCTCTCGATAAACTCGCCGCCGCGTTTATGCACGCCGTCAACATTCAGTTTCGCTTTCGTTGTCTTGCTGCGCAGCGGTGCA